CGATAAAGAAGGTAACCTGTTAATCCATTCGACCTATAAAAACAATCCATTCCTGCCAAAGGAACAGGTTGACGAAATAGAAAGCCTGAAAGATGCTGATGAGAATTTATGGAAGGTGTTTGGTTTAGGGTTAAGGGGTTCAAGTCAGGAAATCATCTACACACACTGGAAGCATGCTGAATTTCCGGCTGATTGTGAGGTTGTTTACGGGGTTGACTTTGGATATAACGTACCGTCAGCAGTGGTTAAGATAGGATTTAAAGAAGGTTGCTCTTATGTAAAAGAGGAACTATACGAAACCAAACTAACAACGGGTGATTTGATTGAAAGGATGAAGGGGTTGAATATTCAAAGGTCTGATGAGTTGTTTTGTGATAACGCAGAACCTAAGACCATTGAAGAGTTGAAGCGGGCAGGATTTAACGCTAAACCGGCAGAGAAGGATGTTTATGCAGGGATTCAGAAAGTAAAGTCAATGCCTCTATTTGTCAGCCCCGATAGTTCTAACCTGATAAAAGAGTTAAGGAGTTACAAATGGAAGTTAGACAAAGACGGTAAGATTCACCCTGACGAGGTTCCGGTAAAGTTCAATGACCATGCCTGCGATGCGATGCGATACGGTATATACACGAAATTAAACAGGCCACAGATGGCCGTGAGGGTTTGGTAAATGGGTTGGTTAAATAAGTTATTAGGGAAGAAACAAGAGAAAGCACTCCAGAGCGGGGTGTCTTACCAATTATACAACGGCCAATTTATCCAGCCTGCCGACAACAAGACCACCTATATCACCGAAGGTTACACCGTTAACGATCTAATTTACGCTATTGTTAATCTCATCACTGACAAGGTAAGGATAGCTCCCTGGGGTCAGTATAAGATCGTAGATGACGAAGCGGCTAAAAAGTACTTCGGGTTAATCCAGAGAAAAGAAATAAGCGGGGAAGATTACAAAAAAGCCTTACAATACAGGGAGAAAGCATTAAAGCCGGTTAACGATTCAAAGTTATCCGCACTACTTGAAAGTCCTAACGGGGTTGATACGTTTTCGGATTTAGTCGCTAACAGCTCAATATTTAAACTGCTTACAGGTGACCGGATGATTTGGGCTGAGTTACTGGATGGCGGGGCTAACATGGGTAAACCCCAGTCATTACACATTCTCCCTTCTGACTTGCTAACTATGAAAGTTACGGCTCAGTGGCCGTTTAAAGTTACAGGATACGAGTTGACAGAATGGGGGTTGATTAATGAGAGCAATATCCCGGTTCAATCCGTTTTGCATGACAAGTATTTTAATCCGGTGTACTCAGCGCAGGGTGATCACTTGTGGGGTTTATCTCCGTTAAAAGCTGCGTTACTCTTAACGACAAAAAGTAACGAAGCTAATAAGACAGAGGCGGCACAGTTCCAGAATCAGGGGCCGAAGAGGATAGTGTTTGTTAATGAAGATGCGGAAAAGGTTGATATAGCTACTGCCCAATTGCAGGCACAACAAATCAAAGCAGTATTAGGCGGCAAAGAATATTCCGGTGGTAATAATGCCGGTAAACTTGCTTACTCAGGTTATAGAATGGGTATTGTAGATGCTGGACTCTCCCCTGTTGATTTGGGAATAGTTGAAAGCGAGAAATGGAGTTTAAGAAGGTTTTGTAATGTTTACGGTGTGCCTTCTCAGTTGCTTAACGACCCAGACAACAAAACATTCAACAACCAAAAGGAGGGTGAAAAAGCCCTTACGATGCGTTGTGCTTTGCCACAGTTAAACTCATTCAGGGAACATCTGAATAGGAAGCTCAGAAACGATTGGGGGTACAAGGGACAGAATATCATTGTTGATTACGATTTATCGGTATTCACAGAGTTGCAGGATGACCTTCAGACTAAGTGGCAATGGGTAAAAGAGCTGCCGGTGTCATGGAGATATAAACTTGATTTGATGGGCATGGATTACGAGGAAGGACAGCCGGGACTGGACGAAGTAATGATCCCTTCCGGTTATCAGCCAATAGACGGATATAACGTAATTGATGAAACACTTGGACAGGCAAACGAGGAAACTAATATATAGAAAGTACCCTATGACTGAGAAAGAACGGCAAGGGTGCAGGCAGGAAATTGAGAGAATGAAGTTTATCAGGATGCAATACGCAAAACGGTTGAATGAACAAAAAGGAAATAGCCAGACGGAATGCAGTTTTACAAAGGAGGTATGAACTCAATTACTTCCCTAAAGTAAAAAAGGCACTGGATGGCACAATTAGTTCTTTGATAGCTGTTATACAGAATAATGGGTTAGATGCGGGTAGTAAGTACCTGAGTGAGAAAACGGACACGGGTACTCTTCCAGATGTGATTGAGGACTTATACCTGAAAGTAGGGTTAAGGTTTGCGAGGATGCAGCATAGTGAGTTTTTAAGGGAGAAAAGGCAAAGTAAAGGTTTCGGGTTTAACGAGGTGTGGATTGAGTTCATCAAAAATTACCTGTATAGGTTCTTACTTGACAAGATCACTTACGAAGTCGGGGAGTACACAAGGAAAGTATTATTAAAGACACTTGAAACTGCTTATAACGAAGGATGGGGAGTAGATGAAACGGTCAGAGCATTAAAAGAATTACCACTCAGCAGGACACAGGCCGCAAGGATAGTGAGGACAGAAACCACAAGGGCAAGTAATACAGGTACGATGGCTGCCGGTTCAACATTTGAATTTGAGCAACAGAAAGAATGGATTGCTGCAATGGATATGAGGACGAGGGGAACGGACCCGGAAGATCATGCAAACCACAGGAAGTTAGACGGAACGGTGATTGATTACGATGCGGCTTTTATTGATCCGAGAAATGGAGATAAACTGATGTTCCCAGGTGACCCGAAAGCAAGTGCAGCCAGTACGATAAACTGCCGGTGTACGATTGCTATAACAGCTAAAAGAGATGAAAACGGACGATTGATACCAAAGAAATAGTGAGTATGAAACAGTATAAAGATTTTAACAGCCAGATAAAAGACCTTGACGAAAAAGGTAGGGTGCTTGTTGCTGCTAACGCAATAGGTAATGTGGATAGTGATAACGACATATCAAAGGAAGGTTCTTTTGATAAAACATTGAGAGAGGGGTTTAAGCGGGTAAAATGGCTGCTTAATCACGGTGATATTTTGTTGGGTGTTCCCATTGAAGGAAAGCAGAACGGTAAGTATTTAGAGATGCTTGGCCAGTTGAATATGAAAAAACAGATCAGCCGTGATATTTACGAGGATTACAAGCTGTACGCAGAACACGGAAAGACGTTAGAGCATTCAATCGGGGTGAACGCTATCAAGTGGTCAATGAAGGAAGATGTGAGAGAGGTTACAGAATGGAAGCTGTGGGAATACTCCACTTTAACCCGTTGGGGTGCTAATGAAGATACTCCCATGTTGGGAATAAAAGAAGCAAAGTCAAATGAAGATGCTTTGCAGTTACTTGACCTTATGCTAAGAAAAGGCAAGTATTCAGATGAAAGGTTTAATCTAATCGAAAACAAAATAAAAGAACTGAAATCACTCATGCAGGAGCCGGTTATTACCACTCAAGAGAATGAGCCGAGCAGTAGAGATTGGAGCATAATAACAAAATTGGTTTAACGTAAAATTATTAACGATGAGTGAAAAGAAAGGATTTACCCCTGAAGAAATGGAAGCCCTGAAAGGTGCTTTGTCAGAGGTAGAGAGTAAAATGGGTACAAAGGCTGCCGACCAGATCAAAGGTCATCTGGAAGTAGCTGAAAAGAAGTTGGCTGAAAAGTACGAAGGTGAGCTTAGCGACCTGAAAAAGTTTAAGGTTGACGCTGAGAAAGCAATGGCCGAGAATCAAAAGTGGATTGATGAGCAAATCGCCAATGCTAAGAAACTGGAAGTAAAAACAGGCAATTCAATCACAAAGGCTTTTGAAGAGAACAAAGATAAACTTGCTGCTTACAGTAAGAACAGAACTCCTATTGCCTTTGAAATTAAGACCGTTGGGAATATCGGCGCAAACTCAAACCTAAGTGTTAGCGGTACACCTGCTTTCCAGCATGGTTCTGCTTTGTGGGAGCCTGGTCGTAAGGGTTACGAGGTAAGACATATCCGTGATCTGTGCCGTGTAGTACCTGCCCCTGTTGGACAGGATACATACGTTGTAAGGGATAATGGTGGTGAAGGTGCGCCAACAAGTGTGGGTGCCGGTGCTGCAAAGCCTCAGTCAGATCGTGACTGGGTAAAGACAGTAGTTCCTTATACTAAGATTGCACATTTCTACAAAGTGCCTGAAGAGTACCTGCAAGACATTGCATGGATGCAGTCAGAGATTAGCGGCGTGGGTGTGGAAGAACTGTTGGCTTTGGAAGATACCAAACTGTTGACCAATAACGCCGGTGGTGAGTTCTTAGGTCTTAACCAGACTTTCAATAGTACTGCTTATTCTGCTCCTTCAGGATTATCAGGAATCTTTACAGGTACTATCGAAGCGAATAACTATGATGTAATGGTTGCCGCTTGGACACAGTTACGGAATACCAATCCGTCAAGTATTGCCAATGCTGTTTTGTTACATCCTACTCAATACGCTGCTTTGGTACTGACCAAAGACGCAGATGGCAACTATGTATTTGGTGCGCCTTCTCAGATCATCCCTAACCTGTTCGGAACGCTTATCGTTCCTCATACATCAGTTAGCGGTGACAAGTTTTATCTCGGTGACTTTACTAAGGTTAAAATGGCCGTTCGTACTCCTTTGTCAGTTCGTTTCTTCGATCAGGATCAGGACGATGCTATTAAGAACCTTGTTACTGTGGTAATTGAAGAGAGAATCTCAATGGCTGCTGATCGTGCCGACAGAATCATCTACGGTGATTTCAGTGATGCACAGACTGGCCTTGAAAGCTAAGAGTGTGGTTGTGGGTTAGTATAGGCGGGGGGAGGTTTATTCCTCTCCCCTATTTAAAAAAGCAAGATGAATAACCATAATCTGATATACGACATTAAGGACATAACTACTGTATCAGGATTACCGCAAGAGCCTGTGACATTGCAGGAGATGAAGGATTACCTGAGATTGGAGGGTTTTGTTGATGAGGAAGAAAGCACAACGGAGAGCCTTAGTGATTTTGCTTTTGATGATACGCTGATAAATACGATGATAAGTGCAGCAAGGCAAAAGATAGAAAAGTATTGCGGTGTATCTGTGGTTTTTCATACTTGGAAAGTATTACTAACTAACAATGCCGGTGATATAGAACTCCCTTACGGGCCTATTCAAGACTTCACAAGTTTAACGGATAAAGATGGTACTGCTTACGGTGAATCTGTGATAGTTACAAGGGGCTTTGATTTCCTGCATTTAGAAGAACCAATGAGCGATAAAATGACGGCTATTTACGATGCGGGATATGAAGATTGCCCGGATGAAATAAGATTAGGGATAATGCAGCAAGTGGCTGATTGGTACGAGAACAGAATTATAGGTGTATTGGGCGCAAGGGCTAAACATACGGTAGCACCGTTTAAAAGAGCTTGGACATGGCTGGCTTAATGAGTAAGATAAGACTGGAAAAGTGGGTATCAACAAGGACGGCCAACGGTTGGACAGAATCGGTGACTAAATATAACGTATGGGCAGATGTTTTAAGTTCTTCGTCAAGCAAGGCGAATGCACAAGGCAGGACGGCTATCAATCAAACGAAACAGTTTAAGGTAAGGTTTCGGCCTGACTTCAAACCAACGGGAAACTGGAAACTGACATACGAGGGGAAAAGGTATAGTGTCAATAGTATTGAAAAGGAAGATGAAAAAAGGTTTTACTGGATAATAACAGCGGAGGCAAGGGGTAATTGAATTTTAAAATAAACATAGCAGGCGTAAAAGAATTACAGGCAAGGCTTAATAGCGTATCAAAAGAGGTACACAAAGAAGTATTAGGTGAGATTAAAGATGCTGCGCAAAAGTGGGTTGCATTATCCAAAAGAGATGCGCCTATTGATTTGGGGAAACTAAGGCAGAATATAACTGCCGATATTTCACCGTCATGGGGTGCAAGTGTGATAAGTAACGCCAAGTATTCACCCTATATCGAGTGGGGAACAGTAACAAAAGTAGATGTGCCTGGTGAATTAGCTGATTACGCTATTCAGTTTAAAGGAAGAGGATTAAGAAAAAACGGGGGGATAATTCCGAGGCCATTCTTCTTCAAGCAAAAGGCGGTGATTGAAAAGATGCTGATTAAAAACATAAACAACGTACTGGATAATACCAAACTGTGAAAGCTACTACCAACGATATTATAACCGCATGGTATAACCTGCTAAACGGTCAGGTAGGTACAGGCGTTGAGGTTTACGTTGAAGATGCCCCCGAGAACCCAAGTTTAAACTATGTACTACTAAGGGCTGAAGGTGGCACAGGGGATAACACAAAGCAGTATTTCGCAGATAACATTGTTGTGATAACAGATATAGTCACAACATTTGAGAATAATATTGACAGGTCAGTGTGTGAAACGATTGATAACACTATCTGTCAGTTAATACTACCCACAAGACAAAACGAATTAACCAAACCGTCAGGATTACAGATACACAATGTAGAAAGGGAAAACTATAACTATCTGTATGAGTTTGACGGGGTGAAAAAATATTACAGGAAAGTTTCAAGATGGAATCAATACGTATTTCAACAATAAAAATAGACAGCAATGGCAACAACAATTCAGGGGAGTGACATAGAGTTACTCATCAGGCAGAAAAATACCGGCGATTTTAAGACAATGGTATGCGAGGAAACAGTTTTTTTAGACGTATCAAATGACGTTAACACATCAAAGACCAAGTGCGGCACTTTTAAGGGTGTGCAGGTGGCAGACTTTAAACTAAACGGTACTGCCGTATTTAATGCAGATCCAACTAATTCGGAGTTGAGCTATAATGAGGCTTTGGCTTTTCAGCTTGATAGGACAAGGTGTGAATTTATCCTCAGAAACAAGGCTTTTGAATCATTTACAGCCGGTGAATTAGTAAGGATGTCTGGTGACTGCTTCTTTACTTCTACTCAGTTTGACGGATCAGATGGCCAGGTTTCAAAGTTTACATGGAATTTGGAAGGTGACGGCACATTAAACGACACAGAATCCTAAAATATACTAACTAATGAAAACAATCACATTACAACTCGGAGGAAAAGAAAGAACACTGGACGTTGGCAAGTTTTATTTCACTAAATACTTGGGTGAATATATTGGCAGCGATCCGCTAAAGTCAAACGCTAACGATGCAGGTACTCAGTTTAACTATTCCGTTGCCATTGTTTATGCCGGATTGATGACTGATTACAAAGCAAAGGGGTTAATCGTTGACTTTACTAAAGAAGATGTGGAGGGATGGGTTGGACTTTTAGAAATGGATGAAGTGGTAAGAATCATTGACGAGTATGGTAAGCTGAATAAATCCGAAGTACCGGGGGAGTAAAATCCCATGATGTCGAACCGATGTCATGGGATGACCTTCGGGCTGAAGCGTTTGGGGAGATAGGATTGCTGCCGAGAGAATTTTACTTGATGGAAAGAAGTGACTACTGGTTACTTCATAAAGGGTTCTTTAATAAGAGGCTTTACGAGCAAAGGGTGTTAAGGCGGGCGGTTGTAACGCTTATCTCCCCCTGGTTAAAGAACGAACCAAACGCTTACAGGATAATGCCACTGCCGGAGGACGACAAGTTACAGGTTCATATTAGTGAGATGCAAAAGAGCCGGAGAATAACAGTAAGCGATAAGAGCAGGGCGATACTGATGAAGTTCAAAGAAAAAGAAAAGGCAAGGAATGGCGGTACTACAAACTGATTTAATACTTAACGATAAAGGGTTTACTCAAGGTATAGCCAAAGCACAAACGGCTTTACAAAAGCTGCCTAATGCCTCCAATCAGGCCACAAACTCTTTGATGAACCTGTCAAGGGTGGCACAGGATGCCCCCTATGGGTTTATTGGCATCGCTAACAACATTAACCCTCTTTTAGAATCATTCCAAAGGTTAAAAGAAACAACAGGATCAACTGGTTCAGCTTTAAAATCTTTAGTTTCTGGAATGGTTGGCCCTGCCGGATTGGGTTTAGCTGTTGGTGTAGTTTCGTCTTTACTTGTTGTTTTCTCTCAAAGATCATCTAAGGCAAAAGATAGCACTAATGAATTAAGCGAAGCTGCAAAGGAAGCAAAAAGAGAGCAGGAGGAATTTCAGTCTGCAATAGACGCAGCTTCAAAGTCTGTAATATCTCAGGCGAGGGATATAGATGATTTAAGGTCTATTTTAATAAGTACTAATAATGCCACGAATCAGCTAACACAATCAACGATAAATCAGGGGTTAGCGAGGTTTCTATTTGACCAGAAAAATACAGAATTACAAAAGGTATTATCTGCTGAGATTGAAAAGCAGTTTATACTTAGAAAAAGGTTTGTAGGTATTTCCGGTTCTCCTGAATTTATTAGTGATCCTGAGTTGGAAAAATTAAAAACACTAAGGTCAAGACTTGAAAGAACAGGATCGCCAACTGGGAGTCTTAATCAGGATATAAAGCGTATTGAAGAACTAAACACTGTAATAATGCAGTCGGGCGGTTCTATCAATACTATAAATGCCATAAGTAAGGGTTTTGAAAACCTATTTAGGTCATTTGTAGATAAAAACAACTCTTTAAAGAACACAAGCAACGGTATTAAGGAAGTAATCAGCGATATGCTGACACTTGACCAATTACTTAACAGGGTTTCAAATGCACCAAAGCAAGGGCCGATAAACGATGCAATAGAAAGGTTTTACAGTGGTAAGCCCTTAAACTTTGACACATTCGCAAATCCAGACAAGTTTAAAAATGGTTCTCCAGGGGTAAAAGCTCCAAAGGGATTAATACCTCCTGAAGTAGTCAAAGCAACTGACGAACAATTACAATTTATAGCCCGTACGGTTGGCAATGTTTTACAGCCTGCATTTGCCGGATTATTTGATGCACTTGAAGAGGGCGGCGATGTTGTTAAATCATTTTTTGACGGCTTTATTGACGGTATTAAGCGAATGATTGAGCAGTTATTAGCAACAGCAGCAATATCAGGAATACTTGCTTTAATAACGGGAGGGAGTTTTAACTCTATTTTCTCTGGTGCAATAGGGTTATCTCCTAAAAAGAGGGCAGCAGGTGGCCCGGTATCAGGTGGCCTTCCTTATCTGGTTGGTGAAAATGCCCCAGAGTTATTTGTTCCGTCAACATCAGGGAGAATAGTACCAATGAACAATCTCGGAGGTATTACAGGAGGAGCTATGCAAATGGTAATGGTTACTGTTGACGGACGTATAAGCGGAAGGAATTTAGAATTAGTAACAACAAGACAACAGCGATACAGGTTAGGCAATGGCTAAACCATTAACGATATATCTAATCAAGTGGCAGTCTTTCCATGAAAGCACTGATATACAGTGCTGGATTGAGATCGCAGACTATGATAACTTAATACCCGATGACGAGGCGCAAGATGTTTATTTACTACAGCCTGCCGGTGAACCTGCAAGATTATCAGTCATTGATAACGATGAAAACATATTTAAAGTAATAAGGGGACAACAGTTAACTATTCAGTTCGTAAATACATTTAATTACAACTTTGCAACCTTTGCCGAGGGTTCAGATCGCCGGTGGGGTGTTCACTATTATATAGGAGATAACACAAAGACGGTATTTAAAGGCTGGCTGAATATGGATGATATTCAGGAGCCATTACTCCCTTACGGCGGTGAAGTTGTTACATTAACAGCTAATGACGGGTTAGGCTCTTTACGGGATATTCCATTAACCAATGATGACAGCGAAGTACCAAAAGGGAAGTATCGAATTTCTCAGTTATTGGCCTACTGTCTTAAAAAGACTGGTTACGAATTAGAATTGCGGGTTGCGTTCAATATAAAGCAGTGGGGCGATAATGACGATATATCTATTCCCAACAGTGTTAATGAGCATTTGTTTTCGACTACCTATTTAGATTCACTTTCATTTGAGGAAGAGATAGGGAAGTTAGAAAATTGTTACGATGTTATTGAAAAGATATTAGGTCACGAAGCATGGTTATTCCAGTCTAAAGGTCAGTGGTGGATTGTACGGGTAGACGAGGTAGAGCAAACAAGGGGTTTATATGTAACTTCTTTTGATAAGAACGGTGATTTTATTGGCAATCTTGGGGAGATAAGTTTCGACAAGTCAATAGGCGCAAGTAAAACCATAAGACTAAGCGAAGAGGCAAGTATTATTAAGAACAACCGTCCTAAGAAGTTGGTTAGGCTGAATTACAAGTACGAAACACCTGCGGAAGTACCGGCAAACGTATCATTAACAAGGGGTGATTTGAGAGATACTATTTCATCAACGCAGAGAAACTTCGTTTTAGACGATTGGACTAAACTTTGGAGCAACACATCTACAGATGATCCGGCAAACGATGATATTTACATAAGAAGAAACTACAACGCAAACGGTGACGAAACAGAGAGGTTTGTTGTCATTGAGGGAAGCAGTGAGTTTACGTTTATAATGAGTGAGCCTATCCCTGTTCACGAAAGCGACAGGTTAGAAATAGACCAGAACAGACGCATCAGCTCAGACATTGGCGGTAGTGGGTTCTTTAGGGATAACTGCGTTCAATTAAGGTTATATGCAAATGATGGCACTTTCTACACTCATCACGGAAAGACAAGTGCAGACGATACGGTTTATTGGAAAAGTTGCAATAGCGATTTCAGGAACAACCAGAAATTCCACTGCTTTGAGGGTGACTTATCTCAGGACTTAACAGAAGGTCAGTCACTTTATTCCGGTGAGGTTGCCCCCGTTCCTAAGGACGGATTTATAAGAGTTCTGCTTTACAGGTCATCGCTTTCAGGGATGAGTACAAGGGACACTTACATTGAGGACTTTACTTTTAGATATATACCTTACATAGCCGGTTCTTATCAGTTGTTTAACGCACAGTACAGCCAAACAGACAGGGGAAATACAGACTATGCCGCAAAGATTGAGGATGATGTAGCGGTTAGCGATTCGCCTAAGATTTTATTCAAAGGGGCTTTATTAAAGATAAGCAGCTACAATACTGTTTTTAGCGGGTCTGTTACGTTCACTAACCTGGGAAGTTTTGCAATAACAGGAAGCTATATCACATCATTTTACAGGGGGCAGATATTAAGGATCACTAATACAACCAATAACAACGAAACGGAGGCAAGGGTTACATCAGTAGCCTATTCTTTAATTGGCGGCACTACCACTGTTTTTATTGATAAAACAACAGTAGCAGAAACAGACGGGACTACCACAATAGAAGAACCTGTATTTAGCCTTGCCAGCGAGTTCTATAATGCTGCTGTTTTCCCTGCCGGTGCGCCGAATAGTGATTATAACCAGAGATACGGACGGATTCAACTATTTGACGTTTGGAACCAGAACTATTATGACATGAGGGCTATTGATGGCACTATGCAGGGTTTGGATTTATCTGAACTCGATGCTGATTATTTGCCGGATATAGCAAGTATGTTGAACAAATGGCAGTTTACCGATGGCTCAGAGAATTTACAACTAAGGTACTGGATGCTGTTAAGCTATGACCAGAACCATGACAACGCAGGATGGACAGGATATTTCAGGGAGGTGTTTCAAACGGGAAGGGATAAAGACTATTCAAATTTTGAGTTTAAATACGTAGAGCAATGAGTTACCCCGTAAAAGGTAAAGACGTAGTTATTGAGATGCAGAACGATGATCTGACATACACCCCTATCCTATGCGGTGAGGATTGCTCTTTTAGCCGTACGCCTGAGTTTATTCCAGTTACTTCAACAGATAGCGGTTTATTCAGGGAGTTTATGGTAAGGCGGGAAGAATGGACGATGAGTGTAAACGGTTTAACTAAGATTGAAAACGATACTACACTAACCTTCTTTTACTTACTCCAAACGTCAGTACGGAGGCAATTAAAAACGGTTAGAATAACATTCACAGACGAGGACGGATATGACAAGCAAATTGAGGGGCAGATTTATATAGGCCAAATGGATATAAACGGGCCGGAGGGTGATTTTGCAAAAGCAAGTATTGAATTTAAAGGTAGTGGGGCGTTTACCGTATCAAGTGTCAATAATCCGGTGTCTTACAATTTCGACATTATTAGTGATTACTGGCAGACAACAAACGGGCAGGCTTATGTTGACGGGGTTTCGGCCTCTTTGCTTATCACCTTACAAACAACGGATGAAGTTATTGGGGCCTTCCTTGAGGGTACAGAATACGATTTAGTCGGCAGCACACCTTCAGCGATGGCCAGGGAGTGCCAGTTTTTAACCTCCCCTAGTGCAAGGGTATTATTTCCGATAACTTTTGACGGTACGCAAAGAGTTTTTTTGATATTAAAAAGGCCGGTTTGACAGTAGAAAAGAAAACATACGTAATTAGTCGAAGGGATTTAGCCATCTACGATCCTGCACTCGCATATGTTGGTATCAAACTGCTAACGGTTGACGGGTTGCAGTTTGACCCTGTGGCTAACCCGCCTTTAGCAAACAGAGAGTATCAGCATGACGTAAGTGGTGGGTTTGTGTATGTGAATGTAGAACCATTTGATGAACCATTAACAGTAAATATTATAATAGCATATTGATGAAAAAACTATTTTTTATTATCGGGTTATTTTTTTCCTTATCGGCAATGGCGCAGCCAACGAACTACACTAAGATAAACATGAGGTATCGCTGGTTGAGTGGTATGTTTGATTCTGCACTATATGTTCCCAGATATAACGGCACTCCGTCCGGTGTACGGGTGAATGAAACGAGTGTGTTTGATGGCATGGTAGCAATGGACACCACTAATAACAGGCTTTATATTTATTCCGGCGGTGCATGGGTGAGGTTGGCTAATTATAGCGAGATAGCAGCATACACCGCAGGCAA